CCTTGACATGGTGGGGGTCGTTGGTTCGAGTCCAATCGTGCCTACCAGATTTTATATATTTAAGCCCTGTTTATTCAGGGCTTTTTCTTTTTCTGCGTACACACGCCGCCCTTCCCTTCTCTCTAAAAAGTGGCAGTTTTCCCGCTTTTGCGGAAAAATACGCCGTAAATTTACGCCAAATTTACGCCTGAGAGCTGCCAATGAAATTGCCAAAACCACGGAAACGCGGAGATGCCTGGCGCATCGAAATCATGTTTGAAGGGCGGCGATATTCTGCCACACGCGACACCGCGCGTGAATGTGAGCGGTGGGCGGCAGAGAGGCTGTTGTCGCTCAAGGCCGGGCAGAAAGTTGGGCGGAAATCGTCCATAACGTTCCGTGAGTTGTTCCGCCTCTATATTGACCGCGTTGGCAGCAAGTCGCCGAGTGCGCGCCAGATTGGCGAGCAATGGCGCGCCTTCGACGGCAAGTTCCGCCAGCTTGGCGAAATGCAGATTCACCAGATTACGCCTCAGCATTTGACCGACTGGCGCAACCGGCGTTTGACGGAGGTTTCTGCAGGAACGGTGCTGAAGGAAATCAGCCTGTTTTCTTCGGTTTTCAGTTTTGCGAAGAAGGAGTTGTTCGCGCTTGATGAAAACCCGTGGTTCGCCATTTCCAAACCGACACAGCCTAAACCACGACTGCGACGCATCAGTACGGATGAACTGGCATCGCTCATGGCAGCCGCAAGGTATGAGGAAGGGATGCGCCCTAAATACACGCGGCATTTTGTCGCGTTGATGGTGTTGTTCGCTATCGAAACAGCAATGCGCGAGGGTGAGATTTTAGCGATGCGGCGCTCAGATGTGTTTGGAAATTATGTGCATGTGCCACGGTCAAAGAATGGCCATGCCCGCGATGTTCCTTTATCAAGCGCAGCACGGGCGATCCTTGATTTGTTGCCCGAAGGCGAGGTGTTTTTCCCGATTACTTTAGACGCTTTCAAGGCGTCCTGGCGCCGGATTAAGGCAAAGTCGGGCGTTGTTGATTTGCGCTTTCATGACACGCGCCACGAGGCGGCGTCGCGCATGGTACGCGATCGCAAGTTGCCGGTTCATGTGTTGGCCAAAATCACCGGGCACCGGAAAATAGAGGTGTTGGTCAACACTTATTACAATCCGTCTGCTGATGAGATTGTAGATATGTTCAACGGCTAGCTTTCCCGTTTTCGACCGCGCTTGTGTACGGTGCGCATGATTTCTGCGGCGCGCCGAGGGTCGTAAAGCGCTTTACCCGTCGTCCCTTGGTTGATGTCTGCGAGTTTATCGCGGATGGTTTTGGTGGATACGCCGTAGTAAGCAGCGAGTTGTGCCGCTGTTGCCAGCGCGTCGTGCTGCTTGAGTTCGATAACGACACCTCCGGCGATTCGCTCCCCCAACATGACAGTTGGCGGTGTCTCGGCCTCCACCGTAATTATGTAGCGCTTCATTTCTCCCCCAATAATGCCTTTGCGTGCTGCAGGGCATTTTCTCTTGTCCGATGTACCAACCCTTTTCCCAGCAGGGCGATGTCATGTTTACACCCGCACCATATTCCAGATAATGCGTAGGCATCGCTACCTTTAACCGCCGGATAGTAGTAAGGAAAGTGTTCCGGCGGTGCAGTTCTTTCCGGAGCGGGGTAATGGATGATGCGGCGGATGATTTTGTGCTGTCTCATGGTTTTTCTCCTTTCTGCCCGTGCAAGGGGCAACCGCTGCTTATCCAGTAGCCGTGGTTCTCGCCGTCGCCCATGATTCCCCTGCCGTGGGCGTTATCCAGCACGGGGCATGTGCAGCCTTGTTTGATTGCAGCGTCGCTTCCGGGGTTGGGTGTGTTCATGGTGTGCCTCTCATTTCATCGCAACCTGCATTTGCGGTTGCACGGTTTGGTTGTGCGTTGTTGTGCATGGTATTTTTCTTTTCATCGCTCATGTTTTGCTCCTGTAATTCGGTAGCCGCTTACGGCGGCAAGTCGGCGTCCTCACAAGCCGATACCTAACCTGCGGATGCGGCGGCGGTTGTTTCAAGCCGCAGACACTCGCCGCTTGTCTGCGTCCGCATTTGCCCCTGCGGTCGGGGGGTAGGTGTGAGTTATTCCCCTTCCAGCTGCTTTACGCCCTGCTTCAGGATTTCAAGCGTGCAGTCTTTGCAGACCACAGTTTTTTCCTGATATGGGATTTGTAGCTCTACGTTGATTTGGTAGTCTTTCGTGCTGTCCATGAAATAGCCGAATGTTTTTCTGATGCCGCTAAATACCTCGCCGCGTTCTATTTCCTCCCCGCATCTGTCGCAGGTGTAGGTGTAGATTTCCGTTTTCTGGATGCCCATCAGTCTTCCCCTATCGGGTAATGGCGCAGGCTGTTTGTTGCGTCTTCGGCGCTGATGGGAGCGACTGCGCCGGCGAATGGACATTCGCTGTCAAGAAAGTCGCTCCCCCATATCATTGTGTCTTCGCTGTATTCCGGCTTGTCGGAATAGCTGTAAATCTCTCCGTCCGCGTCCGTCGCCACCCATTCATGGTCTGCGGGGATGCTGATATTCACGCCGAAGTATTCGACTTCCCGCAGGGGGCGCGGTTTGAAGTTTTTGAGTTTCATTTCTGCACCTCACGCAGGCTGCCTTTCCAGTGCTTTGCTCCGGTCTTCGCACTGCGCCAAAACAGTTGTTCGTGCTTACTTCCGGTGTCCGGCATGGGTTGCCATGCTTCGTTGTCGCCGATGCGCCGTATCTCCGGTTGGTTCTCAAAGCACCACACCCAGCCGTCGGCATCCATCGCAAGGTATCGCACCCAGTCAGGGATAACGGCGTCGCCGCCGTAGTAGTTACGCACGACGCGGCTATCAGCAGCGAGTGAAGCGGGTTTCTCGGCTTTGATGCTTTTCGGCGGGGCTGCTAGTGGGATAAGCTCTTTCGCAAAAGCTTCCAGTAAGGCTTCTCCTACCACCACTTTAACGCCGGAATGTTTGACGAAGCCTTCCCACTCCTCTTGGGTAATCTCTTTGGCGCGGGGCATTGTTTCTACTATGTAGGTCGCCATTTCGCGCGGGTCGCTGGAAGGGAAATTAACCAGCACCACCACGGTTATCCACATCTTCAGGTCAAGCATCCAGTCCTGCCCGTGTTCGTCCCCGCAGTAGGTCAGGGTGTTTTCCCAGTGCTCGCTGCTCTCAAAGGTAACGGTTACACTTGTTTGCGAAGCGCTGCAATCTCTTGAGTACCAGCAGCGCTGTCCCAACGCAGGCTTATTTCTGTGCGCCCACAGCGAGCCGTCCTTGTCAGCGGCGATATATTTTTTGTCTTTCCCTACGCGCAAGACATGCCCGTAGAACAGCACTGTTTTATAAGGGGTGTTGAGTTTCATAGTTTCCTCTCTTCAACCGTGGTCATGATGACCACGGTTGGCTTTGTATTTATCGCGCGTCGTATTCCCCCGCATATACGGGCATGGCGAGCGCGGCCTTGGCGCTTTCCATCATCTCTTCCGCCTTCGCGCGGCGGTCGGCATCACCGCCGATGTAGCGCAAACGCAGATAGAAGGCGTCGCCGTCCACAACAAGGGCAATGCGGAAGCGCGCGGTGATTGGTTTTTCCGTCCCCTGATAGAGCGGGTCAGTAATGCGCAGTTCGCTCACCATGCGCCCATCGGCTTTGAGCGCCGCCTGTTCGCTGATGGTGCGTTCGTGAGCAAAGTCTTCCTGGGTTTGCTTGATGCTCTTCGCCTTGCCCACGGTGAGCGAGGAGAGGATGGCGACCGCCTGGGCAGTGGTCATCACTTCGCCGTCTTTGTCGCAGGCGGTAATGTCTTCACCCCAGTCTTCGAGCAGGTCGGTGAGGTCGCGCTGTTTGAGCGGGTTGCCCGTTTTGTTCTGTATGGCAAGGAACAGCGGTGTGCCCTCGATGTCGTAGGTGGCGGTGTTTTTGGCATGACCTGCCCCGTCGTGATAGTCGAAGAGGATGCGGGCGCTCATTTTGTTGGGGTCAATGAAGCACGCTGCGCCTTCGCCTTGTCGTGCCTTGCCGTAGGCGATAAAGTCTCCCCAGTGCGTGGTGCGGTATTTGCCGCGCGGGTATTGGCGCTGCGGGCGCAGAGTTTCGAGGCTTTCAATCCGCCAGCCGTCGGGGACGGCGGCGGCGTAGGCTTCTTTTGCCACGGCAGTGTTAATGTGGGCGCAGATAGCTTCGCTTCGGGTGATGAGGGTGTTGATGTCTTGCTTGTCCATGTTGGTCTCCATTATTGGTTAACGGCCATGCCGGGTAATTCCACGGCGGTGTCAGGGATGATGGTCAGGTCGCCTTTGGCGCTGACATACATCAGCGTCTCGTCGGCGCTGGTTTCGGCTTTGTCGCCTTTTAGGGTTGGCATCTTGTACTTCGTGATGCTTTCGACACTGAGCTGGTTCTGTGCGCCTTTGAGCGGTTTCAGTTTCAGCGTCAGGGTGACTTCGCCCGGCTTGGCGTTTTCCAGTACACGGCTGGCTGCCTCGCGCAGGATCAGACTAAGGGCGTCGGCAGTAGTGCCGGCATTGATGTCGTTGATGACGTCGGTGTAGTTTTTCATGGTTTGCTCCGGTTGTGGATGGGTGGGTTTTCGCGGTGTCAGAACGGAATCGTTGGATCGTCGTCGAAGTTGTCTTGCGCAGCAGGCTGGTTTCCGTCCGCCTGTCCGTAGGCGTAGCTTCCGGTTTGGCTGTAGCGCGCGCTCTTTTCGGCGTCCGTTTTGCTCTTTTGTGATTTGCGCAGCATCGCCTGCATCGCCTCTTCGATGTCGTGCGCTGGCACGCCTGCGTTGTGTTCGCGGTAGCTTTTGCGCTCGTTGGTGTAGGCGGCGAAGAGTTCAATTTTTGGTTTCACTTCGTGGTTGTGGTAGCTCCAGGTTTCTACGAATAGGCCTACGAAGTTTTTGCCCAGTAATTCCTGCGCGTTGATGCAGGCGGTTTGTTCGGTGTTCTTCGTCTGCGCGTTGTATTTCGGCACAGTGACGGATGTCGGGGTGAGTGTCTGCACGCCGCAGACGCCCATCAGGCTTTGCAGTAGTCGCCATGAGTATTCATTGGCGCTGCCGTCGCCTTTGAGGTACCAGATGGTGAAGTAGGCTTTTTGTCCGTCGCGGGTGTGGACGTCGAAGTCGATGCCTTGCGCGCCCGTCTTGGGCGAGGTGATAAATTCTGCGCGGTCGATTTTGACTTGCTGCGCGGTGTTGCCGGGGATGTAGTTTGAGCTGGTGGTTTTTTCGGCTTCTTGTTGGTCGAAGCGGATGGTTTGGTAGTTCATGCGGCATCTCCTGTTTCTGAATGGATTTGTTCGGGTTGGCTTTCGGGTTCGGCTTCGTTGAGGCCATAGTAGATTTTTATGGCCTCATCGACTGCGGTGAGGTCGTTGTCGATGAGGGCATCGGCAAACATGCCTTCCGGGCTTTTGGTGGTGTCGTTGCCGTTGTTTTGGGTAACGAAGCGGTATTTGCCGTCGATGACTTGCGTGCGCAGCACGATGGTTACCATGCCTTCCGGGGTGATTTTGTCGTCCAGCATTTTGCCGATGGTCTTGATGCTGGTGCGTCCGCTCTCGTTTTCTTGGGTGTGCGAGAGGATGTACACGCGCTTGTCAGCAGGCAGGCTGGTCGCGGCGCTCAGGATGTCCCAGGCGTTGCGGCCGATGTCGTTGAATTTGTCGTAGCCTTTTTCGTGGCTGCGGCGCATGAATTCGTTTGCCATGATGTATTGGAAGTCGTCGATGACGATCACCGGGGATTTGATTTTCGGCAGGGTGCGGCATATCTGTTCGCTGTTGTCTGTTGTCATGCTTTTCAGTTTGCCGCCGCCACGGAAGGGGAGCGGTTTGCCGATGACGTTGATTAGCGCGGTTTGTTCCGGGTTGAGGTTGCGCAGGCTGTAGCTTTTTCCGCTGCCGGAATGTCCGAGGATGAAGGTAACGATTGCCATGTGGTTTACTCCTTGTTGATGTTGATGCGCCATGTAATAGACGCGGGTTTGCGGTAGGCATCGAGGTCGATGTCTTTGAGCGCGGGGATGGCTTTGTAGTCCACCGTCCCCTTGCTTTCGATGCGTTTCAGGGTGATGCCACCAACGGCGAGGCTATCGCTCCCCGCTTCTTCCGCCAGGGCGATTAGCTGGTCTTTGACTGCCTGCTGCTGGCTTTGCAGCGCCTTGATTTGTGCGTCAAGGTCGCGGTATTCATTCGCCAAGATTTGCGGCACCTCGTCGGCGGTGGCTTCCAGGTCGTGGGCAAACTGCGCCCAGCCTGCGCGGATGCGCGCAAACCAGTCGGCATTGGGGAAGACGTCGGCGATTGCCATGCGCCCCGGCGTGCCGTCCGATACGACAAACCAGCATTTTTCCGCGCCCGATACCATGAGCTGCTGTTGTACTTGCGCCATGTCGTGTTCGGCCAGTTCGCCACGGGCCGCCATGTCAAAGCGCTTGCGGCTGGCGTCGCTGTCGCGCAGTAGTTTGTGTTCGATAATCAGCGTGCCTTCAAAGCTGATGCCGTCGAGGCTTGCTGCAATGCTGTCTTCGCCTTCGTACACGCAGGGAGTGATGGGCTGACCTGCCAGGTCTTCGAGGTGCGGCAGGATGGCTTTTTCTGCAGCGTGTCCGGCGGCGTACAGTTCGCGCTGGTAGTCGCTGGTTTTGGCGATGACGCCCTGCTTTTCCCGCAGCAGTTGCTCGCGGGTTTTGTAGGGGCTGATGCCCAGCATTGCGGCGGCGTCGGATGCGCCAAAGCGGCTCTGCCGCCACGCCTGCCAAACAGACGTGTTCTGTTCGAGGTGGACGGTGGTGCGGTTCATGCGGCTTTCCCTTCGTTGAGGTATTGCCGGACGGCGATGCCCAGCTCTCCTATGCTTCCTCCTTCAAGCAGCCTGTCCTGAAGCACGGGGTCGCTGTCTGTTGTGCAGAAGGTGCGGGCGTAGCAATGCAGCACGCCGTTATCCCGTTGGAAGATTTCGATGATCATTGATTCGTTGCCGAAACTGGCAGACAGGAAAACGTTGTCCTTCATGTAGCTGATGTTCAGGTAGTCGCAAGTTTTACCCAGCGGGATTGCAACCCGGTGTGCTTCTTTTGCCAAATCTGTGTTCATGATGTTCATTTGTGGCTCTCCCAGTTTTTACAGGCGGTGATTTCGGTTTCGCTGAGGTCGTGGCGCGCGCATTGTTCTGCCACCCATTCCCGGTGCGCCGCTGTCCGGGTAACAGCGGGCGGGTTGTCCTCGCCGCCCGGTACGATGGCGACGACGGCCAGCAGGGCGACGGCAGCGATGGTTTCGAGGGTGTTCATGCGGCCTCCCGATCTTCAGCGCGGGCAATCAGCCATTCGCTGTAGGCTTCGTCCGCTTCTTTTTGCAGGTCGCGGTAGGGGATGTAGGCATCAAGCATGTCGGCAAGGATTCCCGCGTGGTCTTCTTCGTGGTACTCGCCGAAGTCTTCGCGGTCGAGTTCGCGGCCTTCGTCGTTCAGGATGATGACGACGCTGCCATCAGCTTTGACGGTGAGGGTTTCGCTGGTCTCTTCCGTGTACTCGGCAGGCTCCCAGTAGGTCGCTTGTCGTAGCAGCTTTTGTCCGTACCAGCGGCAGACGGTGATTTCGCTTTCGCCGCCCCACCATTCAAAGGTGTCGTCCAGCCCGGCGGCGAGGGTCTTGAGGTTCAGGGTTGTCATCTTCGTTGCTCCATCGTGTTCGTTTCGATGGGGGTATTATAAACAAACTGTTTAATTATGCAAGTAAAAATACACGTTATGTGTAGGTATTCTTTCTAATCATTGTTTCATATACACATTTTGTTTAATTGCAGGCGCAAAAAAACCGCCCGAAGGCGGAGCAGACACCAAACGCGTTAATGTATCACGCGCTGTTTACTTCCAAAGCCACTGGATAAGGCCTTTCTTCTTCCTCTTCCCTTGCGGTTCGGTGGATTCTCGGGGCGACGCATCCCCTTTCCATCGTATTTCTATGACCTTCCTGCCCGGTGGCACCTGGTCGCGTGTTCTAAGCCACATCAAGGTAGTGCGATCGCCTGGGAAAAATGGCGGATAGTGGCTGTCGTCAATACTGCCGATGTTGGCGTAGTAGGTCTGTTCGCCGTGGTCGCCCGCATCTGAAAATATGACAATCCCGTTTGGATTGCGGGAAATGGCGGCTTTAATTTCCCTGTTGCGTCTTTGCGCGCTGCACAAAAAACAGACATAGTGCAGCAGGATTTCCGCACGGTGACGTGCTTCCGGGATGCTGCGTTTGGTCACCTTGACATCAGCCGCCGCCCAATCAAGCATGTATGGCATCTCGGGATAGGTACGGAACAAGGCAATATGCTTGTCCAGATTCGGCCACTGCCAAGCAGTCCGATTAAATATGGGTTCAAGCTGCTTGTACATCTTGGTAATGCCCTGGTTGAAAATCGGGCGCATATGCTGCTGTATATCACGCAGTTGTGCCTTGTCCATCACCAGTTGCCGCGCAACGATTTCCCATGCGGCGTTGTAGTCGGCGACAAATTCTTTTTCATCAGGGTCAAATTCGAGCAAGCCTGTCATGTTGTTTACTCCTGCTAAGGAAACACTTTTTCGTTCTTGCTTTTAATTCGGTAAGTCAGATATTCCACATGTTTTGCCATTTCCTTCATATTGAAGGCAATCATGGCAAGTTCTGTCTGCGATATTTTTTTAACATTTTCTGGAGAAGTAATAAATTTCCTCGCGGCATCCAAGTCGCTGCCAGGCGCAACAATAGATAGCATTTCGCGCAAACACGGTCGGACTTTCTCAGGGTCTGATTCCCAATAGACATCGTAGCTGGTGCGACAATCAGCTATCTCTTTATGTGACGACTCAATGACAGCTTGAGCCTTAAATATATTCATGTCCCCATCTTTTATATTCTTCCTCGGCACTATTGCTGGCTGTGATGGCTTGCTCCTATCTTCCTCAACCGCAGAATCTAGCTGACGCTGGGAATTATCCTGGACACCGTGTTCCCTTGCTAATTGTGCTTCGGTTTTCCCCTGCGCTTCCAAGCACTCCGTGCGCAGTTTGTAAGTTTTCATTTTGGTGCAGTCGGCGTTTTCGAGGGTAACAATCTCCGCCAAAGCCGCGCCCACTATCAATAATAAAGCTGAACCTAATAATTTACGCATAGCAATCTCCTCTATGGGGTTAATAGTGATGTTTGGAATACATGCGGGATATACCACGCTAATCCTATGGCGCTGAGGATCATAGTAATCCACGCCGCAAGCGTAAGCGGCCAATTTATGACGCTATCCCTGCCGCATCTCACGCAATCGTGATACCTAGATTGTGTCTTTGCCCCGCAATCCGGGCACCGTGAATAATTAAATATCAACATATTTTCTCCCTGATTGTTTAACCGCCCCGCCACACAACATGGCCGATGATTTGAAAGTCCGGTGCGCCCTCCCCTCCTTGATATTCGATGGGTTCATAGGCGGGATTGCGGCTGATGATGCGCACGCCGTCCGGCGTGGCGCGCAACTCTTTGACTAACATGTGGCCGTTATAGGCAATAGCGTACACCTCACCATCTGACAACTCGGTATCCGTGGTGTCAATGATGATGGTGTCGTGGTTGTAGAGGTAGGGCTCCATGCTGTCGCCCCTGACGTACATCGCGCGCAAGTTCCTCGCTGTAAGACGCCGGGCCTTGAACCACCCGTGGCGGAAATAGAGCGGGTCGTCCTCCGGGCGCACTATCCATTCTACCGTTGACCCTTTCCCCTCCGGCCCAGCAGCAAGACGCACGTCATAGATTTCAATTCGCTGGTGGGTGTCAGTTGGATGCACACCCTTCGGGAGTATCTGCACGGTTTGCTGGGGCGGAATAAAGCTCACGCGACTGTTGTCATTTTCCGTTGTTGTCATGCCTTGCCCCTCTACCCCTGTAAGGATGTAGTTCGCGTCAACGCCTAATCGAGCGCTTGCCAGCATCGCCCCCTGTTTTGAAATCCCTCTCGCCGCCCAGTTCGTGATGTTTTGTGGTGTAACGTCCAAAGCAGACGCGAGTTCTGCAGGCTGCATCTTTGTGGTGTCGAAAAGTCGCTGCATGGTTGGGTGTGTCTTTTTCATCTCGCTGCTCAGGTTAAACAACTTGTTGAAGTTACCGAATATTAAATCAGAAATAGCAAACGTTTTGTTACACAACATGGATGAAACATAAATAAACGGATTGTTTTTAGTACACAATATGTTTATTATGTGTGTACTAAACGACCTGAGCATCACATGAAAGACAGAGAACTGATTGAAAGGCTGGGAGGGACGGCGGCTGTAGCGGTTTCTTTGGGTACCAGCTACCAGCGCGTCTACAACTGGACGACGCGAGGAATCCCCCCCGCCGTGAAGTTGGAGCACCCCGAACTGTTCTTGAGCGACGAGCCGCCGGTTCTGCCACGTCGCAAACGCGGCCGCGCCATGAAGCCCACCGAAGAAACACCGGAGCCCACCCCATGAACGCAAAAAAACCGCCCTTGCGGGCGGCTATCGAAACGGGGAGCGGATGGGCCGCTGTCCCGAAAAGGTTAAAGGAGGAATTGAATTATGACTGACGAACAAGAGAAATTCAAGCACCTACGCAGTTTTGCAGATGCGGTTCCGCCGCGCGGGCAAATCAACGTATTGCTTGGGATAAGAACACCCCGAGCATCGTCCAGTTCATCACTAATGCGACGTAATCGCCGCGTATCACTTGGGATTTGAAGATGAAAAAACCTGTATTGACGACGACATTCACGGCAAAGACCGGGAAAACCCATGCAGGGGCGGCGACCACGGCGATTACCAGGAGGAACAGAAGTAGTGTGTTGATTATCGTCTCTGCCTGCGCTTCCCTGCTGCTATTTTTGGTGAGCTGGTGGACGGCACCAGCCAACCCGATCAATGCCAGCACGATGGTGGCGACACCCGATGCGGCGCTTATATCCGGCATAAATCACCTCCTGTTTCAGGTTCGGTTGATGCGCGCGACCACGCTGTGCGCATTGCTCACCGTGATTTTAAGCCAAGTCCACATTATGCGGCTAGAGGGCAGAAAAGATGACTAGAAGCGAACACGCGCGCGTAACTGCCTGGATACGCGCCAAACACAAGGAGACGGGCAAATACCCGTCGCATGAAGAGATTTTGCTGCGGATGCTGCAAGAGGCGCAGGAAGTCACCTATTTGGACGCGGTGGAGTACGGCCTCGGCTCCACGTTCAGGAGCCGCCTAAGTGACCTGCGCAAGCTGCACAGCATCATCAGTTATGACAAGAGTGTGCCGACCCGTTACGGCACGAAGGCAACAGTTAAGGCGCACCGCCTGGGAGGTTTGTTGTGAGCATGATGTTGATGGTGCAGGCGCTGAAAGCCAAGGGAGGCGGCATGAGCTGGCTGTATGACGAGGCACCGCCGCGTGGGAGGTTTGTCGCGCTGCGTAAGGACGGGCGCGAGGCGGAGGTGTTTTTTCGCAAGCCGCTGGGTGCGGTGATGGATGCCGACTGCAATGAACGCCTGCCCGCATGGGCGACCGATGCCGCGCTGGTGGCGTGGTTTGTGGATGCAGGGTTTGCCTTCTGGTTGCCCCTGCCGGATGGGTTGAAATTGTTTTATGAGGGGCAGGCATGAGGCTCACCATTTATTTCAATCAGGCGCGCATGATTGAGTGGGGGTTAAACCCCAATCATGCTGCGCTGGTATGCGCACTCAATCAGGCGCACACATGGGCGGAAGCATCCGTCATTGACGGCAAGATGTTTTTTTGGGTGAGTCGCAAGCGGGTCATGGATGAGCTGCCCGGCTTTTTTACCAAGTCGGACACGGTCTATCGCGCCTTCCGTCATCTCGCCGATAAGGGGCTGATTGAGTACATCAAGCAGGGCGACCGAGACATGATTCATCTGACCGAAAAATTCAAGAAATGGAACGTTGCGCCGCGCTCGGAAATAAATCCGAACCTCGGAAATGAACCCGAACCTCGGAACGAAATCCGGAAAAGCTCGGAAATAAAACCGAATTACCTCGGAAATGAATCCGACATATTAGATACAACAGGATTAGATACATCAGGATTAGATTTACCCCCTTCGGGGGTTAGCGCGCGCGCGACCGCCGACGACGACCAGCCGAAATTTTCCGACCCGCCACCGGAACCCTCACCCCCTGCCAAGTCGAAACGGCAAAGCCGCGAGGAGGCGTTTGTCGCCTTCGTGGTTGAGCGTGGCGTGGACGAGGAGACGGCGCGCTGCTGGTGGCAGTACCGCGATGGCAAGCCGATGACCAGCAAGGCGTGGGAGCGGCATTGCGCGCAGGCCGAGGCGGCAGGGATTACCCCGCAGGCAGCGGCGGATTACACCGCCGGGCGGGAATGGCGCGCGTTTTACGCCGATGGGTACTTGCGCGAGATGGCCGACACCGAGCTGGCGAGACGGCAAAGCGCGCCGATACCGCAAGGCCGCGTGTTTGACCAGCAGGGCAACCCGCAGGGGATGACATCGGGGATGCCCGCGAGGTTTGGCAATGTGCCACCGATGCCTGCCGGGCGGACGAGCAAGATGAGCCAAGGCTTGGCAGCGTTGGAGGAAATGAAAGCGAAAATTGACCGGGGGGAGATTTGAGATGCAAACGAACATGGCGCAAAGCGTGAAGCGCGAAATCATGCTGGGCTTGCAGAAGCTGGCGACGTTGCAGCTGGAAAACGCACCTGCGGCGGAGAACCTCACCGACACGGCGCAGGTGTGGATGGAAGTGATTGGCTACGACAAAGCCTTTGGCGACGATGCTGCACTGCGTTTCCGCGAGGCTTTTATGCAGCTGGCGCGGATGGTCAAGCGCTGGCCGTCACCCGCCCACCTGCTGGAAATCCTGCCCCCGCCGCCACCACCGCCCGCCCTGCCGGAACCGCCGAAGCGGGCAGAAACCCCGGAAGAACGCGCCGAAGAAGAGGCATTTTGGGCAAACATCAATGCGGGTTTGCGCGGGGAGGGCGCCAATCTGGACGCGCTGGCCGCTGGCAAGCGGATGTTTGGTAAAGGAGGTGAGGCATGATGCAGGGCTACCGCAATTTACCGGGGCGCTATGACGTGATCGCGGACAAGGAGGAACGCCGCGCGCTGTGGGACGGTCTTTTTCACGACGGCTTCCCGCCGCAAACGCTGGACGATGCGCGGCAGGTGCTGGTGTGGTTCCAGCTTTGGCGACGCGGGCAGGCTTTGTTGCCGATGATTGAACCGAAGATTATCAGCTGGGCAATGGACAGGGCGCTGGCCGCGTTGGACGAAGGAGGCGAGGCATGACCGGCGCGATGTTGCGGAGTATCCGCAAAGCCTACCGGCTGGATGTGGCGCAGATTGCCAACGCGGCAGGGCTGGCGGTGCAGACGGTACGCATGACGGAGCTCACCGGCAAGTCGTATGTCTGCGGCCGTCAAGACCGGGACGCGCGCCGCCGTGCGCAGGTCTGGCGTGCGTATCTCAAGGCGCTGCGGGTGCTGCGGGTAGGGCGCAAGCCGGTCATCCAAGCGGCGCCAAAGCCCGCCCGGAGCGGCGTGCTGAAGCCGTCGCCGGATGCGGTGCTGGTAGAGCGCGACGGCGTGCGGGAGTGGGTCAAGGTGGTCGAGTACGCCGACGGCCGCAAGTATGGCTTTGTGTGGCGTGATGGCGACTGGTACCGCACCGCGTGGGTCGAGGAGCGCTTTTTGGGGCGCAAGGTCACGCCACGTTTTGCCGAGGGCGACGAGGCATACCCGGATGCCGGGCTGGCGAGGTGGCGCAATGGCTATTGAGGTGCGGCATGGTTAAGTCAGTCAGCGACGGCTACGACGCCTGGTACATCGACCAGGTGCTTAACATCTGCCTCGCCCGCTGGCTCAATCCGGCCATCGTCCCGCAAATGTGCCGGGCGCTGGAGTCGCAATGCGAGCGCAAGCGCGATCGGCAGGTGCTGATGATGCTGCGCAAGAGCAAGCAGCCGGCAGCGCAGATTGACGAGATTTTCCGATTTATCGAGCGGCTTTTACGGAGGGAGAAATGAACGGACAGCAGTTTCGGCTGGTGAATGAGCAGGTGCGCGGTAACGCGATGCGCGCCGTGCAGGCGGCGGCTATTGATGGCGATGCAATCCTGGTGGTGCGCATTGAGCCGGAGGAGAAGAAACGGACGCTGCGGCAGAACAAGTATTTGTGGGGCGTGGTGTACAAAACCATCGTGGATAACGACCCCGGCTTTTTCTGCTGTGATGCGGTGGACAGTCTGCGCAAGACCGCGCGGCTATCGGCGGCGGAAGTGGTGCATGAATTCTGCAAGGCGCGCTTCCTGCCGTCGGCGGACTTGCCCGGTTTGCAGATTACCGTCGCGCCCTCGACCGCCAAGCTGCCACGCAAGGAGTTTCAGGACTATGTCGAATCTATCCGGCGCTGGGCAGCGGATGAATTGCAGGTGTTTGTGCCTGATCCGACGGTGTGCGGCTATGACGATTTGGGGTGGCTGCGATGACTAAATCATCAGTTTTGCGCTGCGGTGACTGTCTCGAATTGTTGGCGGAGATTCCGGACGGCAGCATTGACCTGCTGGTAACCGACCCGCCCTATTGTATCGGCACAACCAGTAACGGCACGAAAGGTAGCTGGTCGGACAACAATTTAATCCGCCCGTTCTTTACCGTGTTTTTCCGCGAGGTGGCACGGGTGCTCAAAGACGGCGCGGCGTTTTACATCAACACCGACTGGCGCACTTACCCCTTTCTCTTTCCGCTGATTGCGGAAAGGTTGACGGTGCGCAACTGCATTGTCTGGGATTACGAGTGGATCAAGGCCGGGGCGTTCTATCGTTTTCGGCACGAGTGGATCGTGTTCGGCACCAAAGGCGAAAGCGCGCGGGCTTTCCCGGCAAGCGAGGCGGACGTGTGGCGCATTAAGACCGCGAGCTTCGACAAAGACAAGCAGCATCAGGCGCAGAAACCGCTAGCACTGGTGGAGAAGATGATTTTGAACAGCAGCAGGCCGGGTGACGTGGTGCTGGATGCCTTCGCGGGCAGCGGCACGACGGCAGTAGCCTGCAAGAAAACAGGGCGGCGGTTTATTGGTTTCGAAATCGACCCGGCAACGTTTGCCGTGGCATGCGCACGGATTGGGCGCGAAACGCGGCAGGAATACATGTTTTGAGGGGGCAATCATGACGAAATCTGAACGGGAATACCTGAACCGCCTTGCCGCGCTGGGCTGCATTGTCTGCCGCAATGCGGGACTCTACGGCGTCGCGGCAGAAATCCACCACATCCGCGACGGGCAGGGCATGGGGCAACGCGCCAGCCATTACGACACCTTGCCGCTGTGCGCGAAGCACCACCGCACGGGCGGCTATGGCGTCGCCTTCCATGCGGGCAAACGCGCGTGGGAAGCAAGATACGGCACAGAGCGGGACTTGATGGCACAGGCACAAGCGCTGCTGGCGAAAGAGCGGGCACGCACTGTGGGGGCCGCATGAGCGATTTCACTGTCCGTTTGCCCTTCCCTCCGTCGCTCAACCACTACTGGCGGCACGGCAGCAAAGGCACTTATATCAGCGCGGAGGGCAAAGCCTACCGCGCCGCTGTGCTGCGTCTTTTGCGCTCGCCGGTGGTGCTGTTCCCGCGTGAACGCCTCGCCGTCACGCTGACGCTGCACGCCAACAGCCGCCGTCCCTACGATGTGGACAACCGCGCCAAAGCGTGCCTTGACGCCCTCGAAAAAGCGGGCGTCTATGGCAACGACGGGCAAATCGACCGCCTCTTTGTCCTGCGCGGCGAGGTACGCGACACAGCCGCCTGCGAGGTGCGTATTGAGGTGATTGGATGAGCATTGAGTATCACATGCTCCGTTGGCGCCGGTGGAATTTGCTGCGCAACGGCACGCCGCAGGGTGCGCGTTGCAATCTGGGCAAGTTGGCGCAGTCCACGCCGGACGCCGATGATGTCGCGCCGCTGTCCGACGATGAGGCGGAGGCAGTAAATCAGGCGCTCTCTGCGCTCAAGGCGAGGTATCCCGATGCGCACCGGGCGATTGTGGCGCGGTATGTTGAGGGCGCGTATGACTCGCGCGGGGTGGCACGTCGCTGTGGTATCAGCCAGACGGCGGCAAAGGTGTTCCTGCGCGAGGGGTATGCGTTTTTGGATGGGGCGGTGGCGCGCGGGTAAAAAAGTTTGTCAAGGGGCTTGTTTTGTATCGTGGCTACGATACAATGTGCGCCATCAAGTCAAATACAGGAGCATTTATGGAAACTTTTACCTTTGATGTCAAAACCCCTCGTGGTGTTGCTGTTAGCATCGAAATTGAGATGGACAGCAAAGGGTGGCGGCCTACCTATTGTAATGTTGATGGGATGGGGCGCCTTCCGGTCATTGCTCACAACATTTGCAGTGGGAAAACCCTGCATAAGTCCGGTTTTCCTCTCCCCGACGACGAAAGCACCTACTATAGTGTGTATAAGCTAAACGATAATGGCAGCACGTGTAACGTGATAATTGCCCCTGAAAGCTCCCATAAAATGGGAGATGAGATTCATGCTTTGCGCGCCGCTCGCAAAGAACAATGGAAACAGGAGTGGTTAAAAGAACAGGAGGCTGAAGCTCAAAAACTTGAAGCGAAAGTCCCCGGCCTCGCTGCCTTGCAAGCCGCTTACGAAGCGGAAACCGCCTACCGTGAGGCATTCAGGGTCGCGATGGAGGACGAGAGCCGCGATGGTGTCGCGATGCCTGCACAACCCGAAACGGATGTTGCCGCGCTAGAAGCCGAGTTTCCGCGCGCTGCTCTCTACATCAAAGCAGAGGAGTACAGTATGGCCGCCGATGACCGCAAGGCAACGGCGGGCAACAGGGCAAAAAAACTTCTCGCAGAGGGTGCCAGTGAGAAAGATGCTGCAGCAATCCTTGAGAACTGGCTGCCAGAATCTGCTATATGGAACTGAAGCCGATGAGCGATAAACCAAAACGACGTAAAACACCTGCTTGGCAGCAGGCGCAATACAATTATGAAAAGAGGCGTGTCATCAAGCGCGTTTCTTTCAATATTGAAAAAGAAGCGGACCTTCTTGCAAAAGCAGAGAGAATGGATGACTTTTCGGGGTGGGTAAAAGCGCGGTTGCAAGAAGTGTAACAGCTTGACAGCCGGGCGCCCGGAAAGTATACTATCTATATTAGGTTGGAATTATTGTAATTCCTTCCTGATATTCGCCCTTCGGGGCGCGAATTGAAACAAAACTACCATATTACAAACAGCCCGCCTTGCGCGGGCTTTTTGTTGTTCCCGCTCTGCGCAAGCATCGGACTTCCGCCCGCTCACGCGGGCTTTTTTATTGCCCGGAGGCAAGATGAACGCTGATTTTCAAACCGCGCTGCGGCTGCTCGCCAAGCATGAGGGCGGCTGGAGCGACCGCGACCGTGATGCCGACCCCGGCGGCAAGACGATGTACGGTATCACCCAGGATACCTACAACGATTGGTGCGCGCAGAAGGGCAAGCCGCACGGCGAGGTGCGCAATATCGCCTACACCGAGGCCGCCGCCATCTACCGCGCCAACTATGCCAATCCGATCCGCTATGAAGACCTGCCGCCCGGCATCGGCTACGCGGTGTTCGACCTCGCGGTGAACGCGGGCGTATCCAAAGCGGTGCGGCTGTTGCAAGAGGTGCTGGGCATCCGCCAGGACGGCATCGTTGGCAGTCAGACGCTGGCAGCGGTGCGCGCCGCCAATCTGCCCGACCTCATCAAGCGTTATTGTGCCGCCCGCCGCAAGTGGCAGCTGCGCCTCAAGAACGCCAAGCATAATCCCGGCTGGGTAACGCGCATCAACGATGTGGAGCGCGACGCGCTGCGCATGGCGGGCGAGGCCGACAAGGCACGCCGTCCGGGGCAGTCGGTCAATGATGCGCGCAAGGCCGCGGTTGCCGCGCGTGGTGATGTGGTTACCGAGCCACCGCTTGACCATGTGCCGGATGACGGCCGCGGCGCCAAAGCCTATGGCCGCGCTCGCGCCCCTGTCAGCGAGTATGTTGCCCCGGCCACCGGTGCGGCGGCGCTGATTGGTGCCGCGGCCGACACGGCAGCGAGTGCGGGCGATTTGCACGACAATCTCGCCCGTTTCCTGCCGCCGTGGTTATGGTTTGTGGTGCTGGCTGGCGTCATCGGTTATCTCTGCTGGCGGGTGTTCCGTGCTCGCCAAGATTAAGGCATGGGCGCTGTATGCGCTCGCCGCTGCTGTCGCCGTGTTGGCGGTCGCGCTCAATGTGCTGCGCGCCAGGAATGCCCGTCTCAACGCAGAGCTGGAGCGGCGCGAGCGCTCACGTTTGCAGGCCATCGCCGACGGTCTCAAGGCACGGGCGGAGCGCGCCAATCAGGCGGCGTCGCAATCCAAGCGGGTGCGCGAGGAAGCCGAGAAGGCTATCCGGGAGGGGAGACGTGATTATTTCGAGAAGTAAGACGGTGGCTTTGGCCGCCGTTTTTGTTTTTGGCGCGGCGGGCTGTGCGCGGCAGGTGGAGTTTGTACCTTTGCCGCCTCCGCCCTGTCCGCCGATGCCAACCCTGCCGCTCATCAAAGGTGTGGATTTGGCGACGTTGTCGGACGACGCCTACCGGGATTTGGTTGAGCGCGAGTTGAGGTTGAAGGAACACATTGGCCAGTTGCGGAGTTTGTGTGATGGAAACTGAAGGCAAGAAAGCGCTGTTTGATTGGCGCATCAGCATGGGCAATGTGTTGGTGGTTGTGGGCATGCTGGTCAGCGGTTTTTTGTATTTCGCCGATATTGACAAGACCAATGCTCTGCAGGATGTGCAGATTGCGGCGGAGCAGCAGGCGCGCAAGGAGGCGATTCTTGCGGAGCAGCAGGCACGGCGTGAGGCGTTGCAGGATTTGCGTATCCGTATTGATGCCGACCGCGCCGAGATGCGGGCGCAGTTTGAAAAGATTAACGACAAGCTCGATGCGCTCGTCAAATCGCGGGGGCAGTAATGGCGCGTCTGTCAGCGGAGCAATGGACGATGGCGCGTGCGGATTATGAAATCCGTGGGATGTCGGTTACAGAGGTTGCCAAGAAGTACGGGTGCGCCAAGTCGGCCGTGTCAATGCGCGCTAAGTCCGAAGGCTGGCAGGCGGGCAAAACTGAACAGGCGGTTACAGATAAGGTAAACGCAATCATGCAGTTGGCGAGAGTTGAACAGGAAACTGAACTCAAACTGAACGCTACTGAACGCGCGGTGTTTGATACCGTTGTTATGGACGATGTAGCTTTCCGCGCACAGAACGATGCTGACCTGGAGGCAGTGTGTCGGCACATGATGACGTTGCTTCCTGGGTTGGATAAACCTGCGGATGTTAAAGCAGCGGCGGAGACGTTACGCATTGCGCGTGAGAGCCGTTTGGGCAAGACGCCCGACACCGCAATCCAAATCAACAACAACGCCCCGGCGCGTATTGAGCGGGTGATTGTCGATGCGCATTGACACCCCGCGCTGGGCGCTACCGTTATTGCAACCGGCACGCTACAAGGGCGCGCATGGTGGGCGGGGTGGCGGCAAGTCGCATTTTTTTGCCGAGGCGATTGTTGAGGCGCATTTGCTCGACCCAAACAGCAAGACGGTGTGCATCCGCGAGATTCAAAAATCGCTGCGGCACAGCGTGAAGGCGCTCATCGAAGCGAAGATTGAGAAGCTCGGCGTGCTGTCGCATTTTGACATCCAGCGCGACCTCATCCTCAACCGCCACGGTGGTGGACTGATTATCTTCCAGGGGATGCAAGACCACACCGCCGACAGTATCAAGTCGCTGGAGGATTTTGACCGCGCCTGGATTGAGGAGGCGCAGACGATTTCGGCGCGCTCGCTGCGTCTGCTGCGTCCGACCATCCGCAAGGCTGGGAGCGAGATTTGGGCAAGCTGGAATCCCGAAAACGAGACCGACCCGATTGACCAGCTGCTGCGCGGCGCAGGCAAACAGCCAGGCAGCATCGTGGTTGAGGTCAATCTGCACGACAACCCCTTTGCCAGCAAGGAGACGTGGGACGAGTACGACAACGACCGCGAACGTGCCAAACGACGGCAGGAGGCGGGCGACAAGAATGCCTGGGCGGATTTTGAGCACGTCTGGCATGGCAAGTATGCCGTGTTGTCAGCGGCGCAGGTGCTGGCTGGCTGTTATCGCATCGAGGCGTTTGAGCCGCAGACACGCTGGGACGGCCCCTATTTTGGGGTGGACTGGGGATTTGCGTCAGATCCGACGGTGATGGTTAAGTGCTGGATAGACGGGCGGACGCTCTATGTTGAGCAAGAGGCGTGGGGTGAGCATGTGGAGACGGTGGACGTGCCCGCGCTGTTTGACCGCATCGCGGGGGCGCGGCAACACGTCATCCGTGCTGACAGCGCCAGGCCAGAGATGATCAGCCACCTGCGCAACCACGGCTATCCGGGGATGCGGGCAGCAGATAAATGGCCGGGGAGCGTCGAGGACGGCATCGGTTGGCTGCGCGGCATGGAGATTGTGATTCACCCAGACTGTAAGCACGCGCAAGAAGAAGCGCGCTTGTGGAGCTACAAGACCGACCGGCTGACCGGCGACGTACTGCCCAAGCTGGAAGACCGGAATAACCACGTGATCGACGCAATCAGGTATAGCGTATCGCCACACATCCGTCGAGGCGGGGCGGGCGTGAGCAGCGTGGTGGCATCCGCCCGCCGACGCATGGGCAACAGATTATGAGGACAACGATGTTTTGGGGATTATTCAGCAAGGGTAAGCAACCGCAGGGCAAGGTGCGCGTCAATCCGGTTAAGGCGGGCGCGCAGTTTGTTGTGCCGACCTACTCGCTCTCGGCGAGTGATGTGGACGAGGTGCTCAAACGCGCCAACCTGACCCGTACTGACCTGCTCAAACTGCTCTACGATGACGAGATTTATGGCTGCATCTCCCGCCGTACTGCTGCGGTGATGGGCAATGCTTGGCACATTGAGGGTGATAACACCGACTGGCTCTACTCGGCGGTGTCTGCCGTGTACGAGGATGCGGTGCGTATCATGATGCAGGCGCTCTGGATCGGTTCCAGCATTGGCGAGCTCATCTGGCAGGACGGCGAGCAAAAGACTATCCGCGCCGTCGTGCCGCGCGTCATCGAGCAATTCAAGAGCGACGCCGATGGTAATCTGGTTTGGAAATCGCCGAACGGTGGCGAGGTTGCGGTCATCCCGGAAAAAGTGCTGCGCGGTGCGGTCAACGTCAACAAAACCAACCCTTACGGCGATGCGTTACTTTCGCGCGTCTATTGGGCGTGGTTCGCGAAAAATTACGCCGAGCAGTTCTGGAACAAGTTTGCCGAGCGCCATGCCTCACCGATTACCGTTATCAAAAGCGCGGTCAATACCGCCAACCGGGACGAGGCGCAGCGGGATTTGGCGGCATTGGCAGCGGCCGGTTCGCAGGCGATGGCCGATGGTGTCGTCGCTATGAGTGACCAGGACAGCATCGAGTTTGTCGAGGCCAACAACGACGGCGCGGCGCATGAAAAATACACCCGCCACCAAATCCAGCGCATCCAGAAGACATTACTGGGGCGGGTGCTGACCTCCGAACTGGAGACCGGCTCACGCGCGGCGCAGGAGACGGACGACGGTTTTACACAGTCTATCGCCGATGCCGACCTGACCTTTGTTGAGCGCGGAATCAACCACATCGTCGCTTGCCTGCTCACCGTCAACGGCATGGACGCCGAGGGCGTCTATTTCGTCTATGAGCGGGCGCAGGCGATTGACAAAGGGCGCTGGGAGCGCGATGTGGCGCTGCTCAATACCGGCAAGGTAGAGCTGACCGAGCAATACTACCTCGACAACTACGGCTTCGAGCCGCAGCATTTCCGGGTGGTGGCGGCTGCGCCAGCCACGCCAAAGCTCTCCCTCTCGCTCTCACAACTGACGCCGGGGGCGCAAGAGGTGGAGGACGGTATTACCGCCGCGCTCAAGGACGCCCCGGAAATGCTCGGCGTGGAAGCGGTGCTTGCCGTCGCCCGCGAGGCACACGATGAGGCAGACCTGGTGCGGCGGCTGGCGCTGCTCTACGACGACCACGACGACAGCCAGTACACCGACTGGCTGGCGGGCGCGTTGGCGTTGGCAGCGGCGCAGGGCTACGTCCATGCCGACAAGGGGCGCTACTGATGGCGCACTATCCCTCTGCTGCTGACTACCTGCGCGCCCGTGGTGTGGAGCCGGCGGCAGACTTTTATGCGCGTTTGGAGCATCTGCGGTACGAGGCGTGGACACTCGCCAAAATCAGCGACGTCGAACAAATCGAGCAGGTTAAGCAGAGCCTGGTCAAAGCATTGGCAGAGGGCAAGAGCTTCCGCGAATGGCAACAGGCGCTGACCCCGGAAATGCTCGCCCTGCCGAAACACTATCAGGAGACGGTATTCCGCACGGCGATGCTGTCATCGTACAACGGCGCCAAATGGACACACTTCCGCGCGCACGCCGAGCGCCGCCCCATCCTGCGTTACATCGCCATCAACGACCAGCGCACCCGCCCGGCGCATCATGCCCTGCATGGGCTGATGATGCCGGTCGGTGATGAGCGTTGGGCAAACCTTGCGCCCCCGCTTGGTTTCAACTGCCGCTGTAGCCTGGTCAGCCTCTCCGACAAACAGGCAAAGGCGCTTGGCTACAACGGTGCGCCGGAAAAATTGCCGACGTGGGAAGATGGCCACGGCGTCAGCCATACCGCTACGGCTGATAAAGGTTGGAGCAGCCCCGAGCGCCGCGACCTTACCGAGTATCTGCGCCAAAAAGAAGCGAAGGCTGGATTGGGCAAAGCTGCATATACGGAGCCGTCGCCACCATTCCCGACGCCGGAAAACTGGCGAGATGTTGCCAAAATGGGCGAAGAAATATGGGGCAGGCACTCAGACTTATTGGATAGCGTCAATTTTGATTGGCTACAAGATATATTGCCGCACCAGATGGATAACGCCCTCCCAGAGAAACGGGATGAGTTTTTGAATGCGCTATTGGCAGTCATGAAGCGCGAAGGTGTAGAGACCGGCGCACAAGCCAAGGCTGAAGGTGATGCGGTTAAGAAATTCAATGAAATAATCGGGAGGTATCCTGCTTCATGGGTTAACAAGGCGAATAGTACGGGGACGGTGTATATCCGCAATTTGACCGACCGTGGATACCACTTGTTTATAGACGATAGAATGTCTTTAGTGGTGAAAAACAAAAGATGGCTGAATTCTCAAGGGTTGCGTGTATTCTCCAAGTTCGCCGAACAATTGCAAGCTGGCGACAGTTTGCTTTATTTGAACGAAATGACGGGCAAAGAGGTGGCGTACAACGCGGCCAGAATAAGCGTTCATGAATATGGACACCGGCTGCAAAGAACAGTTTCCGGACTGGATGATTATTTCAAACAGTTCTGGCTTGACCGGACTGCGGGGGAAAAAACAAAACCCTTGGCAGATTTCGCAAAGGATAAAAGCACGTCACATTATTCCCGTACTGAAGTTGGACGTGAGGATAGCTTTGTGGATGGTTATATTGGGCGCAATTATGGAGACGATGACAATCCACAGCCACGAGAAGTGTTGACGATGACATTCCAGGCGTTGCTTGGTGGGGACGCTCACCTGTTGAAAAAAATGCTGGACAATGACCGTGAAATGATATACTTGGGCATAGGATTATTGACGAGGTTCACCCCGTGAAAACATTGGAATTTACCTTCAGAGGCGCGGCGTTCGTGCTGGATTTGACATCCGGAGAACTGCGCGGCGACGATGGCGACGCGCGCAAGGAAATAGAGCGTGCGACCGCGATTGGGCAGCAAGGCGGGGAATGGAGTGATAGCGCCAATATGTTTATTCCGGTGCGCATTATCGACCCCATGCACAACGCCAAGCAGTTTGCAGCCTGTATCTTCAGCATCGCGCCGCATAAAGACGATTTCCCAGAGGAGCTTTATCCCTATGCACCGCATATGCGGCCAATGGGAGAAGGGCAGCCACTCAACCCGTTCACGGCGACAGCAGAGGAGCGCCAGCAATATAGCGATGGCATGCACGAGCTACTGGAGCTAGGCGCCACATTCTGACCCCAAATGTGGGATTTCCCCACATTTGCACCAAAGCCCCCTCGCGGGGCTTTTTTTATGGGCGCGAGAGATAGCCAACCTCCCGCGCTTTTTTTATTCCTCAAAGGAGTTAAACATGGCAAACCTGATATTTGGTGGCACAAGCCTGAGTGTGATTGACCGCAACGGCGACAAGTGGCTGACGGTAAACGACATTGCGGCGGCGCTTTACCCGTCCGGCGAAAGGGGGTCGCAAACTGCGACCCCCTTTGTAACGCGGGTGCGCGACCTCTACCGCCGCCATGCTGAAGAATTTACCGACAGCATGACTGCGCTGATTGAAATGGAGGGTGCGGGCGGCAGACAGAAAGTGCGCGTATTCAGCCTGCGCGGCGCGCATCTGCTCGGGATGTTCGCCCGTTCGAAGAAAGCCAAGGAGTTCCGCCGCTGGGTGCTGGACATCATCGAGCGCCACAACCACGAGCGCGGCATCCTCACCACCCAATACCATCAGGCGCTGCTGGATTACGCCACAGGCAAGGCGAACGCCAGTCTGTGCGGCAGGGGGCTGAACCTGTGGAAGCAGGAAAAGCCCGGCATCCGCAAGCGCCTTGCCGACATCGTGCAGAAAATACAACCCGATATGTTCATCACCGCCCGCTAATGCGGGCTTTTTTATACCCAAACCAAGGAGTAATCCATGACAACGCAAACCATCCAGTACGACAAACCGTCCTTCCTGCACTGGGAAGGGCACCCGACCAACAGCCGCACGCGCGTCAAGGCCGCGAAGCAGGTCAAGGCAGGCGAGGTGCTGGTTTTGACCGACAAAGGCTACGAGCCATTCAAGGGGACGACCCTGCCGACCATTCCGGCGGGCGCGGTGCCGGGTGCGGTCGTCGCCTTTGCCCTGGCCGACGCCGACAAGGATGCGCAGGTGCCGTGCATCATCCGCAACGCCACCGTCCTCATTGACAAGCTAGTCGGTGTCGCTGCCGATGCCTTTGACGACACCAAGCCGCTGCATCCGCTGGTCTCCCATTGCAACGCCCAAGGCATTGCGCTCAATACGTCCATCGCAACCCAGCGAGGCTTTGAATGAGCGGCATCACCCTAAGCATCGCCCGCCTCTCCGTTGATGAGCGGCGCAAGATGCGTGGTGTCGCCTACGCGGGCGGGGTGCTGTCCTACTACGGCGACAACATCGCCATCGACCTCGACAGCCTTAAATTCGACGGCAAGCAAATCCCGCTCTTGCGCAGCCACGACCGCGACCGCGTGGTCGGTTATGGCCACCTCATGCGCGAGGGCAATGCACTCATCGTCGAGGGCGAGATGCTCAACAACGACCACGCCAGCGAAATCACCAGCGCCGCTGATGAGGGACTGGAGTGGCAGATGAGCGTGCATATCGAGAGCCGTCGCACCCTGACCCGTAACGCGGGCGATGTCGTCAACGGGCAGGCGATTACCGTCGATGAGGTGACGGTGCTGGCTGACGGCGTCATCCGTGAGGTGTCATTTACACCGACCGGCGTTGATGCCGATACCAGCGCCCGCATCCTTTCCCTATCCCTTAAATCCGATCAGGAACCTGAAATGAACAAAGAACTGGAACAACAGGTGGCAACGCTGTCCGCCGAGAAAGCGAACCTCGCCGCCGAAAACGAAACCCTGAAACAGCAACTCGCCGAACAGGCAACCGCCGCGAAGCTGGCGCAACTGTCCGCCCTCGGTGTTGATGGTGAGCGAGCTGCCAAACTCGCCAAAGCCGACGACGACACTTTTGCCGCGTTGGTCGAGCAAATCCAGCTCACGATGAAGCAGACCGCTGTGCTTTCCGTCCTCTACGAAGGCGGCGAAACGCCGGAAACCCGACCGAACCCGCTGCTGCGAGCCTAAACCCAACACCTCAGCCCCGAACAGGGGCTTTTTTATACCCAACAAGGAGTAATTCATGACTACACTCGCCATGCTTGGCCTTACCCAAAAAGAGCTGGATGAAGCGGTAAACCAAAAGCCGAACGTCCCGTCTCGTCTGCTCGCCGATCCAATGTGGCGCGACAAAAACTTGACCACGACGGCAGTCATGGTCGAGTTTGTCGGCGGCCGTGTCGCCCTTATCCCGACGCGCGACCGTGCCGACGCGCCGAATCAAAAAGCCTACGGCAAGGACAGCATCGTCCGCACCTTCCGTGTGCCGCATCTCTCGCTACAAACCACCATCCGCGCCGACCAAATCCAGGACGTGCGCAAGGCGGGAACGGCAGACGCACTGCTCTCCAATGCCGAAGTGGTATCGGACGAAATCACCGAACACCGCAACAGCCACGACGCTACCATCGAACACCTGATGCTGGGCGCGGTCAAAGGCAAGATTGTCGATGCCGACGGCACGACAGTCATTTACGACCTGTTCAGTGAGTTCGGCATTACCGAGCCGGAAACCACCATGCAGTTTGGTGGCACGGGCGACCTCGGCCTCGTCATCGAACAAACCCTACGCGCGATGAAAAAAGCGCTCAAGGGCGACGTCGCCAACGGTTGCACCGTGCTGTGCAGCCCGGAATTTTTCGACGCGCTCGTCTCGCACAAATCCACCAAAGAGGCGTGGCTGCGCTATCAGGACAACATCCTCGCCCGCGAAAACACCCAGGGCAAGTTCGCTTGGAAGGGCATGAACTTTGAAATCTACGACTACAGCATCGGCGCCACCCCGATGATTGAAGCAGGCCATGCACACGCCTACCTCACCGGGATGCGTAACGGCTTCGTGCGCTACAACGCCCCCGGCAACATGATGACCGAGGCGAACAAAATGGCGCGCGCCTTCTATATCGACGTGGAAAACCTCGAACACAAGCGCGGGGTGAGCATCTACACCGAGGGCAACCCGCTGCCGATGTGCTTGCGCCCGCAGACCCTGATGCACTTCAAGAGCGCGTGATGTACGCACAACCGCAAGACATCATCGACCGCTTCGGCGCGCGCGAGGTGAAACAGGTGTTGGAAGCCGACCCCGATCCGCAAAACGCCCGTCTCTTGGCGGCGTGTGCGGATGCGGCGGCGCTGGCGGATACCTACATCGCCCGCGCGCACCCGTTGCCCCTACCGTCCGTGCCAGCGGCGCTGGTGTCAGCTACGGCGGACATCGCCCGCTACCGGCTGCACGACGACCAAATCAAAGAGGGCGGCGACACCGGGAAAACCACCATCCGCCTGCGCTACGAGGACGCCTTGAAATGGCTGGCCGACGTTGCGGCGGGCAAGGTGCAACTCTATCCGGGGAGCGGCGACAACCGCAAACCGGATAGCCCGTTGCCGCTCACGGGCAACCATCGCATCGCCGTCGTATCCAGCCCGGTCATCTATGACCAGGCGACGTTGGACAAGATGGACATGGTGCGACGGAGGTAGCGATGCGCTTTGTGGTATCGACGGACGGGCTGGGCGAAGCGCTCGGCACGCTACGGCTATTGGCGACGAAGGGCGAAGACCTGACACCGATGCTGGACGAGCTGGGACAGGACGAAGTAGCGCGGGTAGTGCAACGCTTCGAGCAATCCCGTTCGCCGGACGGCACGGCGTGGCAGACACTAAAACAGCCGCGTCGCCCGACAAAAAAACGCCCAGCCTACGTCCCCGCAGGACAACAACGCATTCCCGGTGATAACCCGCTGCGGGATTGGGGCGTATTGCAAGGCTCCATCACCGCACAAATCATTGGCAAACACACCCTGCAAATCGGCACTGCGACCGACTACGCCCACTATCACCAGTTCGGCACACAGCACATCCCGGCGCGCCCGTTTTTGGGCGTCTCGGACGACCTGCTCGCCAGCATCAAGGAACTGACCCATGCCTACTTCAGCATTTGACGTCAATGCCGCCTACGCGCCCATCGCAGCGCGGCTGAAAACGGTGGACGGGGTGCGTGCTGTCTGCGGTGCCAACGACCTCGCCCAAGTCGTCAACGGCAATACCACGGGGACGGACGGCTACGTCTATCTCATCTTTGACGGCATCGCACCCAAAAGCGACGCGGGCAACGGGCGCCACCAACTCATTACCGTGACCTACAGCATCATCATTGCCTCGCAAAATTACCAGCGCGACGGTATGCCGGACGGCGTGGGCGAGCTGATTGGTGGCGTCATGCAGGCGATGGCGGGCTTTGCCCCGCTGGATGATGACCCGCGCTCGCGGCAAACCTTGCAAATGGTGCCGGGCGAGCGGGCGGTATATGCCTACGGCTTGAGCCTCTACCCGCTCAAATATCAACTCAATCTCAATTTCCAATCCAAGGAGTAACACATGGCAGCACAACTGCGACACGACGGTTTCATTGGCGAAGGTACCCTGTACATCCGCCGCCTAGACCGCACCGACCTCGGACTGATTCCGGTGGGTAACGCCACCGAGCTTTCTGTCTCGATGGAATCGGAAGTGAAAGAGCGCATCTCGAAAATGCGCGAGAACTACGGCGCGGTCTTGAACACCGTCATCCTGCCGAAATCCGGCGAGCTGAAAATCACCCTCGACGACTTCAACGAGGAGAACATGGCGATGGTCTTCCAGGGCGCACTGAAACGCGAACAGATGACCGCGCAAACCGTCTCCGACGAAATGGTCGATGTGGATTTGGGACGTTACCTCAAACTCAAGCACGGCTACCTCACCGAGACCGATACCACCGTGAAAAAATCGGACGACACGCCGATTGCAGCCGAACACTACGAGGTGCATCACCGCCTCGGCATGATTAAGCTCAAAGACACCGCAGGCGTGGCGAAAGGCGACAAAATCAAGGTCAGCTACAAGACGGCAAACTGGGAGGCGTGGGTCATCCAAGCCAACACCGACAGCCAAATCAAATGCGAGCTGGTGCTGGATGGTCGCAACCGCGTCAATGGTGCGGATGTCAAACTGCACATCCCGAAGGCAACCCTGTCGGCGAGCGGCGCGTTCAACTTCTTCTCTGACGACTTCAACACCATCGAGCTGTCAGGGCGCCCGGAAGTACCGGAAGGTCAGACCAGCCCGTTCACAGTCACGCTCAAGGCGTAAGGAGGCGACATGAAAATCCGCGCCATCAAACCCTTCACCCACGGCGACCGATCCTTTGCGGTCGGCGACGAGGTGGACGCATCCCTCGCCGCAGGCAAATGGCTCATCGAACAGGGCGTTGCCGTTGAGGTGGTAGCCGAGACAAAAGAGGCGAAAGAGCGGCCGAAACCAGCATAACGTTGTCTTGAACCGGCGATGAAAAACGCAGGCGGCACGGGCGATGCTTGGCAGGCGTCATCCCCCAACAGGAATGACACCATGCCCATTATCAAATGCCCGTACTGCGCCGGTGAAATCGAAACCGGCAAACAAAAAGGCGACCTCATCCGCTGCGAACATTGCCATAAACCGTTTGAGATCGGTGTCACCCGTCCGCGACCGGCGCCAGCATCCGCAGCGGCGTCGCCCGCAGCCCCTGCGCCTGTTACCCGATATCGGGAAAAACCGGCGCAGGACATCAGCGCAACCGAGTTTGCGGGCGGACTGAGTATCGCCAAGTTCGTCGCCTTTATCGGCTGGTTTGTAATACTCATCGCGCTGCTGTCATTTCTCGCCGCACTGTTTAGCGCCAAACCTATGGTGGGCATTGCGATTTCCATTGGCGCGCTGGTGTCAGGATGCAGTTTGCTACTGTTTGCCCACATTGCCACTGCAACGATGAAAACCGCAGACTACGCCCGCATCACCGCGCTGAATTCGATGGAATAAACCGTGTTTACCTTCTTTGATTTTGACCCCGATGCTCCGCAGTTTGTGGCTGATTATGAGACCGCCTGGAAAATTGTCGCCTCACAACTGGAGATGGACAATAACCAACGTGTCAATATTAAAGAAGCCATACGGCAGCGGTTTAATCGAGGCATCAAAGAAATATACCGGGATGTCAAACCGTTTTTTATTGAAAAAGAATGGGGGTGGCGAAACCTGGATGCGTATATTGCGCATTTCAGGACACGCCCGTACATGCCGTATATGCTCGAATGGGCAGCAAGTTATCACGATATTCCGCAAAATCCCGATATGGATACGGCATTATCATGGTTTACCGTGGCGGAATTAAAAGGATTTTGCAAAACGCACGGTTTGTCTGCTACGGGCAAACGGGAAGATATTGAAAATACCATCCGCTCAGAAGGTAGTTTTCTTGCGGCATGGTCTGGCGAAATAGCTCAAAGGCGCAGGGAGAAAGAAGAGAAAAAATCTTTATCCGACAAGAGAAAACGGGCAGAAATCCTGATTCATTACGTTGTTTTTCTTTGTGGCGCACAAGGCAGGATACGGGATATTAAAAAGGCTTTTGCCCGCAATCCAGAAGCCGTAGTTGTCTTCATGGATTGTCATGACGAAGGGGAGCGCGATTTCTACAAAAATATTACTGCAATTGATGAGATGTATTACCCGCCATTTTTCCCCGGCGACCGGGTAATAACGATGATATTTAGAAATCGTGAAAAAGTACCGGCAGGTAGGAGAATATTGCAAACACCGTGGAAATAATTCATTCAAGCCCCTTGCATTCGCGGGGGCTTTTTCGTATAGTGTCTTCACTACTTATACATAGCGGCTCCCGCATCCGACAACATTGCGGTTTTTTTGTGTCCGTGCTCCATCGTTCGTTTCGCATGGTTACAGGATTTCACCCAGTTTATGGCGGGTCTAGAGCGCCGAATACAATACCTTCGGGAAATAAGCGCCGCCGACTATGTACGGTAGTTGAAGCCCGCCGCCCATTTCGCGGCGACCATAAACTGAAATACATAGGTGAAATTATGACGAACACTATTCAAACCGTAGAATTCCACGGACAAACCCTTATCACCATCTCTCACGACGGCAAGCACTATGTCGCCATGCGCCCCATTTGCGAGAATATCGGCTTGAACTGGCGCGGACAAAATGAACGCATTGTCCGCCATGAAGTGCTAAATGCAGTTGCGCGTGTCATGCGCTCAACTGGCAATGATGGCAAAGAATACAGCATGTTGTGCCTGCCGCTGGAATACCTGAACGGATGGCTGTTCGGGGTGGACGTTACCCGCCTGAAGAACCCGGGAGCGCGCACTGCCCTCATCCGCTACCAGCGCGAATGCTTCAAAGTGCTGTACGACTACTGGCACAACGGCAAGGCAGAAAACCCCCGCCGCACCACCCCGGATGAACGTGCCGGACTGCGCCAGGCGGTAACGATGCTCACCACCAAACGCGGGCTGATGCACGATGAAGCCTACCGCCTCATTCACCAGCGTTTCAACGTCTCCCACATTGAAGAAATCCCGGCGGAACAGTTGCCGCAGGCGATTGAGTACATCCACCGTCTGGCGCTGGAAGGTGAACTCTTGCCGCCACCGGAAGACAAGGATGCCGACTATATCCGCAGTCATCAAGTGGCGGCAATCGGCCTGATGCACGTCGGGCGGCTGCGCTTTGAGGAGCAGAAAAAAGCACTCTTGCGCCTGCGCGACCTCACGGCACAGGCGCATGAAAGGCTGAAAGCGACGCTTGCCGAAACCCGCGCCACCCTCGACCTGACCAACGACATTTTGTACGGCAGCGGTGCGATTTGGGACGGACTACATGAATCTCTGTTCCATTTGATGTTGCCCGACGAAGTGATGGACGAAGGCAGAAGCCGCGCGCAAAAGCACTACAAGCCGCGTATCTTGGCATAACCGAATTTTTAAGCAGCCCCCGACCTCGGGGGCTTTTTTATTGGAGAAAACATGGCCACTGAACTGAACGTTGCCCTACAAATTGACGCACGGGCGAACATTGATGCGCTGCAAAAGACTATCGACGAACTCAAGGCGGCGGGAAGCAACACCGAAGACCTTGAGCGCCAGTTGCAGGCACTCACCGCTGAGCTGAACCGGTTGGGACAGGAGGCACAGGCAAACGGGCTGGAGTCGGTCAGCGAAGATGCGCAAAAACTGCGTGACCAGCTCAATGCCACCAGCGCCGAGGCGGAGAAGCTGCGCAAAATCACCGAAGCCAAAATCACGCTTGGGCTTGCAGGGGATGAGGAAGTTAAAAAACGCATCGAGAAAGTTGCAGCCGCCTATCAGCTGTTGCAGGAGCAGGGCGATCTAACGCAGGAAGAACTGACGCGGGCGGCAGAACTCTACAGCGAACAGCTTGCCGACCTTGAGCGCCAACTGGGCAGCGTCAGCCATGAACTATCCGCTTTGGAAGGTGCGCGCGTTACCATCGGACTTGATGCTGACAACCGCGCGCGCCAGGAAATCACCCAACTCGACCACGCCCTGGAGCAGCTGCGCGCCAGCGGAACACTGACAGAAGAAGAACTTGCGCGTGCCACACAACTGCATGCCGAGCGCGTTGGTGAACTGCGCGAACAACTGGGAGAGGTGGGCGAGACCGCCGAAGAATCGGCGGAACGATTCAGCGACATGGCGCAAGGCCTTGCCGAAGTCGTAGCTGCTGGTGGCGGTCTTGCCGGAGTTGTAGCCGAAGCTGTGCAGTTTGAAGCGGCGATGGCGAGCGTTAAAAAAGCCGTGGACGCCACGCCGGAGGCGATGGCGCACCTCTCCTCACAGGTGAAAGAGCTGGCGATTGAGCTCGGCATGGTGCCGGAGGCGGTGGCTGAGATTACTGCCGCAGGCGGTCGTTTGGGCGTCGCCTTTGAAGACCTGCCGGAATTTACGCGGCTGGCCGGGCAAATGGCGGTGGCGTTTGACATGACGGCGGAGGCGGCAGGCGACAGCGCGGCAAAACTCGCCAACGTCTTCCAAATCCCGCTCAGCGAAGTGCGCGCGCTGGGTGATGCCATCAATACCCTCGGCAACAACACCGCCGCGCGCGAAGGCGAAATCGTCGAAGCGCTGACCCGCATCGGCGGTAGCGCTCGCCAGTTCGGGCTTGCCACCGAACAAACGGCTGCGCTGACTGCCTCATTCATCGCGCTGGGCAAAAGCCCGGAAACCGCCGCAACCGCCATCAACTCACTACTCAACCGTCTGCAAACCGGCGGGCAGGGTGTGAGTGGATTTGCCGAGGGGTTGGACGACCTCGGCCTCTCGGCTAACCGCTTGGCCGACAACATCCGCGCCAACCCGCAGGCGGCATTGCGCGAGTTTTTGGGTAGCCTTGAAAAACTCGACAACCAGCAGCGCGCCATCACCCTGACCAAACTTTTCGGCGCGGAATATGCGGATGATATCTCGCTCATGGTCGGCGCACTCGCCGAGTATGACCGTCAACTCGGCCTTGTTGGCGACAAGACCAGGACGGCGGGCGCGATGCAAAGCGAGTTTGCCGCGCAAATGGACACCACCGAGAAAAAACTGGAGCAGGCACAGATCGCCATTGGCAACCTAGCGAAAGAGCTGGGCAGCCAGCTGTTGCCGGTGGTTGCCAGCGGCGCACAGGGCTTTGCCGGTATGGCCGGGTCGGTGCTGGAATTTGCCGCCACCCACCCGCAGATTACCCGCTTTGTAACGCTGCTCGCCGCCGCCAAGGCTGCCTCCGTCGCCTACTCCGGCGCGCTGCGCGTCCTCGGCGTGGAGGGAACGACCGCCACCGGTGCGCTCACCGCAGGCTACACCCGCGTTACCACCGCACTCGCCGCCTACCGCGCGCAGATTGCCGCCGCCAGCGCTGCATCCGCCGGGATGAGCGTGGCGATGCGGGCGCAGGCAGTGGCCGCCGCCGCCACCGGTACCGCGCTGCGTGGCGCGGTCGGCGCGATGAGCGCGCTGGTACGCGCCAACCCGCTTGCCACCGTCATCACCGCTGGCGCCGCCGCCTTTGCGCTGATGAGCGGCAAAGTGGACGAGACCACGGCGCGCATCCGCGACATGGAGCAGGCGGTCAAGGACGCCGACAAACAATACCGCGAGCTCAAAACCGCCGCTGCTGGCGGCATCCCGCTGGACGTGGGCAAGGCCGAACAATCGCTCGCCGCCGTCTCGGACGCTGCCGACAAAAGCCGCGATGCCCTGCTGCAAATCCAGCAACAAGGAAAAGGGGCATGGGGCGATCTGGGCGAATCCGTCAAAGACGTGTTGCCGCTTGTTGATAGTCAGAGCGAAAAACTTGCCAAAGTTACCGCCGAGCTGGAGCGGCAGACGGCGCGCGAGCGCGAACTAAAAGACGCCATCGCAAAGCGCCGTGCTGAAATCGAATCCGACAAAGCGATAGAAGAACTCAACAAGCAGAATAAGGCGGCACAGGATGCAGCCAACCAGATTGGTGCCGCCGTCCGTACCACACTGGACAGTCTTGCCAAACTCAGCCAAGGGGCGGCACGACTCACCCGTGAGCAAGTTGATGCGGTCGGTGAATCGCTAAAAACCCTGACCTCTCCCGCCGCCTTTAGCGAAGCGGAAACGTACATCCATCAGCTGCGCGACCAATTCAAAATCACGCACGAGGAGGAGGCGTCGCTGTTGGCCGGTGTCGCCAAGCAAGCACAAGAATTGGGCATTATTACCACACAGGCCGCTGATGGTACTCAATCCGCGGTCAAGCGCACGCGCGACGAAGTAGCGGCTTTGGCCGATGCCTACAAGGCACTGGGTGCTGACGTGCCTGCCGCCTATCGGCAGATGAGTGGCGGCGAAAAAGAGGTTACCGACGCGCTGAAAAAAATCACCACACAGACACAAGTATCTGCCACAGAAATGCAGGGACTGTTGCAAAACGCCTTTGCGAAAATCGATACCAGCGAGGGTGTGGCGGCAGTACAGCAAATCTATCAAGAGTGGCGCAAAACCGCGAAGCTGACTGAAGACAAAGCTCTGGCGATGAACCAGACTATCGCGCAAGGTGTTGCCGGAGTAGGAACCGGACTCAATGCCGCGTTAAAAACACTCAATCTCTCAGCGCAAGAATACGCCAGCGGCATCAGCGACAAGGCAGGCAAGGCGATAGAGGCCTTTGCGGTGGTCGCCAAAGACGCCGGAGAAGACACCGACAAACTGGCACGGGCGTGGGCGGCGATGAGCGGTGCGGCCAACAGCAGCGCGCAAGAAGTGAGGGCGGCAGAAGCGGCCTTGCGGCAAAGCGTCGGCGGCGACGCAGCCAAGGCGGACGCTATCAAAAAAATCGCCGACGCCTACAAAGACACCGGCGATGCCGCCGCCAAAGCCCTCGCCGCACTCAACATCAGCAGCGCCGACCTCGCCCGTGGCCTCTCCACCGGCGTCTCCGAAATGCTTGCCAACTGGCAGACCGGCATGGCCAGCTTGAAAACGAACGGCGAGCTGACGGCGCAGGCGGTGCAGACCGCCTTTACAAGCAGCCTGTCGAAGCTGTCAAGCGCAGCGGATTTCAAAGCGCTGCACGACGAGATGCAGCGCACCGGCACACTCTCCCGCCTCACAGCCGAGCAAATGCAAATCTTGCGCGCCGGGATGCAGGGCGGGGCGGAGGCGGCAAATGCGATGCGTAGCGCCTTGGAGCAGCATGGGCAGGCGACGCAGGCGCTCGCCGACGCCTCCGGCAAAGTCAAAGAAGCGAAAGAAGCCGAAACACAGGCGGTGCGTGATAACGCTGTGGCGCACAAAGACGCGTCCGAGGCCGAAGCCGCCGGGGCAGAAAAAAGCGCCGAAGCCACCGAGAAAAAGAAAAAGGCGATGATGACCATCTACGACGCCAGCAAGCTCAATGCCGAGGCCATCGGGTTGGTCGATGACGCCATCAACAGCATGGTGACGAGCATGGGGCATATGGACGCCGACGACTACCTGCGCAAGGTTGAGGCGATGTCGCGTGTTGGCCAGCAGTATGTCGCCGACGTGCAGCGCGCCGAGGAGGCGACCGAGCGCCTCAACCAGCGCACCAGCGACGGCACCGTCTCCATGCACGATATCGCAGAGGCAACGCACGCCGCCAGCTCCAACATCGCCGCGCTGGACAGTACCACCTTGCGCAACCTCAACGCCAGCATCGACGCGGCGCGCAAGAAACTCGAAGACCTGCAACAGCAGGCCAAAGACACCGCCGCCGATCTTGATGCCGAACTGGCGCAGCTCAAGGGCGACGACACGAAAACCGCGAAGCTGGAGCAGCAGCGCAAGCTGCGCGAGCTGGAGGGCAAACTGCAAGAGGCGCGAATCCGTGGCAACGCCGAAGAAATCGCCCAGTACGAGCGTGCCCTCGAACTCCAGCGGCAAATCGGCGCCGAGAAGGCGCGGCAGGCGGCGGACAAGAAAGCCGAGGCGGCAGCGCGCGCGCAGGAATCGCGCAGCCGCGGTAACGCCACACCGCGCAGCACGACGGCCAGCAGCGCCACCAGTCACGGCGCAGGCGACATCAGCCCGCAGCAGGTGGTGGACGTTTGGGACGACCGCATTGCCGCCGCCGAGAGACGCGGCGCACAGAATTTTGCCAACGAACTCTACAACGCCGCCAAACGGAGCCCGCGATGACACCTTGGACACTCACCCGCAAAGACAACAACGCCACCCTCGAACTGCCGGCCGACATGCGCTGGCGTGACGAGTTTGACTGGCAAGCGCTGGCGCAGTCGTCCGTGCAATACAGCCTCGGCGGCAGCGCCATCATCCAGCAGGGCACGATGCTCGCCGGGCGTCCGGTGACGCTCGCGGGCGAGTGGATATGGCTTGACCGCGCGACGCTCACCACCCTTGCCGCCTGGGCAGACGTGCCGGAGCTGGAAATGACCCTCGCCCACCCCGACGGGCGGCAGCTCAACGTCTGCTTTGCCCGCCCGGCGTTATCCGATTGCGCGCCGGTCGCCTACCGCGCCCCCGAAGACGGCACGGCGCAGTACGAGGCACCGACTATCCACCTGATGACCATCTAATGCAACCCGGTAACAAATCATGACCCAACGCAAAACCCTCCTCACCCGCCAAGACCTCAAAATCTACGCCACCGAGCGCCTGACCGATGCCCCCGACGGCGGCGGCCTGATGACCGCGCAAGAGCTCACCGGGGCGCCGGGCGAGCTGATGCCGACACCATCGGACGTTGACCGCACCCAGGGAAGATTTAACGCGCGCTCGGTACACGCGGGCGTGCGCCGCCCGGATGCCACCCCGCTCTGGGGCGCGCACGTCATCATCAGCAAGCCGCCCAAGGCCGCGAACGTGTCGTATCTCCTCTACCGTGGCGTCAAGTACGGCGAGTCGCGCGCCGACATCGTCAAGCGCATCGCCGCCTATGCGGTGGCCACCATCGAGTCGCGCATGACGCTGCTCTCGGTGCAGTCGCTGGGCTCGCGCATCATCCAGGCCTATCAGCGTCCCGGCGAGCCGCTGCCGCTCATCGGCGACGTCTATTGCCTGCGGCAGGACAAGCGCGGCTACCCGCAGCAGGAGCAGTACATCAAGGTTATCCGCGTCAGCAGCGAGGACAGGACGTTTACCGACGCGACGACCGGCAAGGATTTTATCCGCACCGTGGTCAAGATGGAGATATCCACCGCACTCACCGCCGATTTTATCGGCGTGGATTACCCGTCCATCTCCTACGCCGACCCGGTGTGCAAGCTGCGCGAGACCCACATTGCCGACGGCGCGCAGTATTACGGCGTCAAGCCGCTGGCGGAGGCCATCCGCAAGGGCGTCATGACACTCAAAGTCCCAAGTCTAATGGAAAAACTCGTCCCCACCTCGCAGGTGGAGACCTCGCACACCGACCTCACCGCCGCCGGACAACAGCAGCTCATCTTTGACGCCGCCAAAGGCGAGAGCAGCCTCACCGCCGCCGGTGCGCTCAACGGCAACAGCATCCTCTACGCGGGCAACGCCATCACCCCCGGCAGCGTGCGCCTCGTCGTCGGTGCCATCGAGATCCGCGACCGCGGCGGCGATCTGGTTATCAATGACCGCGCCGTCGGCACCGTCGATTACGCCCACGGTGAGCTGCGCTTTGCCGAGACGGTATCCAGCGGCGGCTGGTGGACGCTGTATTTTCGGGCGGCGGCAGAATTTTTGCAGGTGGCGGATACGGCATCCATCCCGGTTACGGTCAACAACCGCGGCTACAACTACAGCATGACTATCATCCCGTCGCCCGCCCCCGGCAGTCTGGTCGTCTCCTACCGTGCGCAGGGGCGCTGGTACGATCTGCGCGATGATGGTTCAGGCGCCCTGCGCGGCGGCAGCGCCGGACACGGCAGCGGCACGCTCAACTACCGCAGCGGCACGGTCAGCATTACCTGCGGCGAGCAGCCGGATGTGGCGAGCGAGGTCATGTTTGCCTGGGGCTCGCAGGCGACGGTGCATAACCGCGCCGACAGCACGCCAACGGCGACGATGCTCATCCAGCTGGAGGCAGGCGTCGCACCCAACAGCGTCAAGCTCAGCTGGACGGACAACGGCGCCGCCAAGAGCGCGCAGGACGACGGCGCGGGCAATATCACTGGCGCCTGGACGGGCACGGTCGATTACCGCACGGGGGCGATAACGCTCTCCAGCTACCCCGGCGGCGAGCAGCGCCTTGACGTCAAGGTGGACTACTCGGTCGGCCAGCCGCAGCAGGCCGAGTGGAAGGCGCCAAGCCGAGACGGTAGCGGCTACGTCAACCTCACCCTCGGTCAGACACAAATCAAACCGCGCTCGGTCGAGCTGGTGTACAACGTCCTCATCGAGGACTACGACCGCAAGGTACAGCAGGGCGAGGCGTACACGCGCCAGGTTGACCCCTACGTGACCGTGCGCGACGACGGCGCGGGCAATCTTAAGGACGCGGTCGGAGTCAGCCACGGCAGCATCAACTACGCTACCGGCGTCATCAAGCTCAAGCCGGACGGCATCGTCAAAATCCCCAAACCCATCTACCGCAAGGAACCGATGGGCGAGGAGATTGTCTCCACGCAGGGGACGACGCAGACGGTCAAACCGCTCTACCGCCTCATCCTTGAGGGCTATGAGTACGTCCCTGCGCTGGCGTCCGCGCCGATAGACGACAGTTTCAAGGTGGCCGTCACCTACCGCGGACAACAAACCGAGGACGCACGGACAAAACAGGCAACCTCCGGCGTGCTGCGCATTGACCTGCTGCCGACACTCGCTGAGCAAATCGTCCCCGGCAGCGTGCGTTTTGCCATCGGCGGCGAGGTGTACTTTGACCGCCGCGGCGAGCTCTACTGGCGGCTGGACAGCAGCACTGGCGCCGCCAGCCGTGTCGGCAGCATCGACTACCAGAGCGGCATTGCCACCGTCGAGCAGGCGCCCGCCGGTACCCTCACCCTGCAAGCGCTGGCGGGAACCGTATCGGCCAACCCGGTCGATGCTGCGGTGTGGCGCATCCCCTCCGCGCCGGTCAGCCCCGGCTCCGTGCAGATTACCGCCACCCCGCTCACCGGCGGGCAAATCAACGTGCGCGCCGACGCCGGAGGCAACATCAGCGGCAATGGCATCGAGGGCAGCGTTGACTACGAGAGCGGCGTGGTGCGGCTGCGCTTTGGCAAGCTGGTTGCGGCAGCGGGCAACGAGTCGGCCTACTGGTACAACCCGGATGCGGTCGATGCCCAGGGCAAAATCTGGCAACCGCTGCCGGTCTATGCCGACAGCATCCGTTACAACGCCGTCTCCTACACCTACCTGCCGCTGGATACCGGCACCATCGGCATCGACCCGGTGCGCCTGCCGTCGGATGGCCGTGTGCCCATCTACCGGCGCGGCGACATGATTGTCATCGGCCACCGCCTCACGGAGGACATCGGCAGCGCGCATACCGCCGGACAGACGGTACAACTCTCGCGCGGCGATCTGGACAGCATCTGCCTGCACGACGCCAAGGGTGTACCCATCGAGGCCAAGTGGTACGACTACGACCTTGTGCGCGGCACCATCACCTGGGCAACCCCGCTCGACCTCTCCGCCTACACCCTCCCCATCACTGCCGGGCACGCGCGCGAGGAGGAGAACCGCCTCATCGCGGTGGACATCGACGGCACCCTGACCCTGCAATTTGCCACCGGCCGCGACTACCCGGCGGATGAGACCTACATCTCCTCCGCCCTCATTGGCGGCGACCTGCAAGTCAGGGCGACGGCACCCTTCGGCCAAAAATCCTGGACGCGGGTGTGGTCGGACGAGCGCATCGGCGACGACATCAGCGCGCGCCTCAACGTCAAGGACTACCCCATCCAGCTTGCCGACGACGGCGCGACCACCGACCGCTGGGCGATTGTCTGGCGCGACGGCACCCAGTTTGACCTCTACTCGGAGGCACTCGGCCTCGTCACTCGTACCGATGCCCTGCAAGACCTCGCACCCATCAACCCCGCCAGCGGCAAACCCTACTTTACTTTGCCCAAGGGCGCGTTCGGCATCGCGGGCGGCGCGTCGGGCTGGCAGGCGGGCGAGGTGGTCAGATTTAACACCTTTGGCACCCACCTCGGCGTGTGGGTGTTGCGTGCCATCCAGCCCTCAGCGCAACGCCAGACCGAGGACGACGGTTTTACGATGTGCCTACGCGGCAATACCACCGAGATTTAAGGAGATTTTATGAGCTTTTTGAACCCCACCCCAGTCCCGGTGCGCCTCTACAGTCACACCGACTCCGAAGCACCACAACTGCCCGCCAATGACTGGACAGGCGCCCTCAAGACCATCCTCAAGGCCTGTCTGGTTACCGGCTACGGCGGCAAGCCGGGCGCGGGCTGGACGCTGCGCGAGGAGAGCGACAACAAGGCCATCTTCCGGGCGGGCGACCCGGCGACCTCGCCGGTAGAGCTGGAGGTAGATAGCGGCAACATCACCATTACCACGTTTGACCTGCACTGGCAGGGCGTCAAGCAGGGCATCGTCTCCAACTGGGCAATGGGACAACTTAACCGCTACACCGGCGTCGCCGGTTGGTATCTGGTGGCGAGCGCCCGCGGCTTTGTCTTGTTGCCATTGGCGCGTATCGGCAACAGCCCCCTTGTCGCCGGACTGGCGTATTTTGGTCAGCCGTGCAGCAACCTCATTGACCCCGGTCAGCAGGATTTTCTGTTGTGGTGCGCCAAGAGTAACAACACCAACTACCTCTCTGATGTCCCGTCCGCGCTCTACAACGGCAACAACGTCGCCTGGACATCCGGCAGTCTGCGTCTCACGGGCAAGATTGGCGACGGGCGCAACGCCTCGGTGCGCAGTGCGGCAGCATCTAGGGGCGCCTTGCGCCTGCCAGCCAACAATGACTTTGGCGCCATCCTCTACAGCGAGATATACCTGCACCGCGCTGCCAGCTACGGCAGCAACAACTATGCGGTCAGCGGCCGCTTGCCGGGGCTGCTCGTTGCCTCACACCGTACCGTCAGCGACCAGACAGGGGACATCGTGCAGGTGGCGGGCAGCCCGCACCGCTGGCTGTTGACGCAACAGGACATCCAAATCAACAACAGTGCCGATGGGACGCCCGGTCTGGCTGTCCTGGTCAATATCGACGAGTGGGTGTACTGATGCTGGAGACCGTCTATATCGACACCGTTTACAAGGGCTACTTTGCCGGGCAGGACGACGGCATCGTCACCGCTGGCGGCAAGCCCGCACGGCGGCAGGTGGTCTGCCTCGACGCCGTCACCCTGCAAATCGTCGCCCTCTGCTGGTCGCTGGACAGCGGCCATTACCTCGTGCGCGGCCTTGACCCGGCACGGCGTTACCTGCTGCTGGCGCGCGAGTACCAGCGCGGCTACGAGCCCTGCGCCTACGACTGGCTGGAGTGCGCCACCACCCTCGACAGCGCCGGCCAGGCACAGCTGTGGCAGACGTGGCTGGTGTGACGGATTGAGGCATGACGCAACCCCCCGACCACCTGCCGCTACCTCTCGCCCGTGGTGGCACAGTATGGCCGTCCGACCGCCTGCCGTTGCCGCTGGGTGGCGGGCAGGCCCCACCGCCGCCCAAACCGAAGAACGTACCCATCAGCGGCTGCACCCCCGTGCGCACCGCACCCGCCGCCACCGTCGGCACCTGCCTGCGCGTCCACGACCACGGCGCGCGCATCAGCACCTGCCGACAGCTGCACTACCGTCCGGCGGCGGATATCGGGCGCTGCTGGCGACTGCGCATGGCCCCGCTGCCGTCGCTGGCCGCCTGCACCCGCATCACCCTGCCCACCGCTGCCCCGGTCGCGCGTTGCTACCGCATCCATAACGCCGCCTTGCCGCTGCTTGGCGGCTGCTACCACGGGCACAACGTGCGCGGCTGGCTGCTGCGCCGCTGTGTTGCACAACACATCCCCGTCGCCGTGCCACTGCGCGGCTGCCATCGCCTGCGCTACCCCGTCGCGCCGCTGCTCGTCAGTTGCGCCACCGTCCACTACTGGGGCAAGGCGCTGCGCAGTTGCCACATCGTGCGCTACCGGCGTGCGGTGCGCCCGCCCTGCGAGTATTACCCCATCCCGCTGCCGCCACCGCCGCCCGACCTCTCCCCCTGCCGCATCCGTCCGCCGTCCGACCGGCTGCCGCTACCCTTTGCCCGCCGCCGCATCAACCGCGACAGCGCCCGCCTTGCCCTGCCGCTTAGATGCTGGCACGACGGCAACACCAACGACCTGCCCATCCTCCCCGGATACATCATGCACAACAAGATTACCGCCGACCTTAACGGCGAGCCGCTCGACCTGCTTGCCCTGAATCTGACCACCGACACCGCGTCCTACTGCTGGCAGGGCGACATTACCCTCTCGCCCGCCAGCTTTGCCAAGCTCAAGATTGACCAACGCGCCGCAGGCGACGAGGCCGTCATCACCATCCGCATCAACGGCAACCGTTGGGACATCCTCGCCGAGGACTACCGCGACACCCGCAAATTTATCGCCCACAGCTACACGGTGACGGGCCGATCCATCACCGCCAAGCTGGGCGCCGACTACGCCAAGGGCAGACACAGCAAGTACGACGCCGCCCGCTACGCGCGACAAATCGCCGACGAGCAGCTCAACCTGCTGCCCTACCGCATCGCCGCTTGGGAGGCGGTGGACTGGCTCATCCCCGGCGACAGCTACACCGTCTCCGGGCAGACGCCGATTGAGGTCATTGCCGACCTCGCCAAAGCGGCAGGGGGCTTTGTTGAGAGCCACCCCTACGAGGCGCAGCTCTTTGTCCGCCCGGTGTGGCGGCAACCCGCATGGGGCAAACCCACCCCGGCACTCACCATCCCTGCCAACCTCATCCTCTCCGTGTCTGGCCAGCGCCGCATCAGCGAGCGCTGCAACGCGGTACGCCTGACGCCTGCGGCCGAGCAAATCGGTGGTGCCAAGGCCAAGGGTGGGCTGGTCTATCGTGAGGGCACCGACCAACAGCCGGAGGCGTCCACCCTGACCCACGCCGCCTACACCGACACGAGCGTCATGCGCGCCGCGGGCATCCATGCCCTCTCTGAGACTGGCACGCACAAAATCGAAACCGTGCAACTGCCGTGGGCGGAAAAATACCAGCTGCCGCTGGCAAGCCTCGGCGCGGTGTGGGCATTTGCCGAGGCCGGACAGACCTGGCAGGGCATCATCAAGGGCGTATCGGTGGCGGTCGAGCTGGACGGCGGCGCGCCGGTGGTTACGCAGACCGTCACCATTGATCGCTATCTGGGAGATTAAGCCATGAGCAACATCCGCCAACAACTGATTGATCTCATCAACCCGCACCACCGTGCCGTCGCCAAAATCGTCGGCGGCAAGGGTGCGGACACGTGGGTAGGGGAGACCCCATCCGGCGGCGTGGTGGTCATCACCGGGCAGACGCAAATCGGCGAGAGCGTCTATTTTGACGCCGTGACCCTGCGCATCGAGGGCAAGGCGCCGGATTTAGACTGGCAGGAAATCAGGGTCTAACGCCGAACTCTGGGCACCCGCCTAATCCAGCAAGGCGGCGAGGTGGTTGTCTAATCGGGCAATCTGTATCAAGAGCGCAACAATACTATTACGCCAAAATTACGCCAAATTGAATACAACAAACTGATTTAATTGTATTGTAATCAGCCTTGACATGGTGGGGGTCGTTGGTTCGAGTCCAATCGTGCCTACCAGATTTTAT